GTGGTAGGGAGAGAGAGGGGGGAGGGGGTCAATCGGTATTTTATCGATAAAGAGACTTTGACCGCTATGGGTTCGGACGTGCCTGAGACGGTAAAAGAATTGCTTGGGTTGGAAGAGATAAACATCCAGACCCAGCTTGACAAGCATTTTATGTTGATGGACAGCCCCGGACAGGTGGCCGAGTTCGTTAATCAGGTCACAGGCTTGGAGCAGGCCGAGACCCTTGCGGACAGGGTATCTGAGATGGTTAGAAGCTCCCAGAAAGCCATCAAAGACAATTCGGCGGAAGTCGAGGCTGCGGAAGTGGCTTTGGCGAGTCCTGATTTGGCACAGGACCGCCTGAACAGCATTGAGGCGATGCTTGGGTCGGCTGAAGAGATTGAGGCTGAAAAAACCGAGCTAGGCCGCCAAATAATGAGGCTGATGACCATCTTTAAGGATATTGATTCTGTTTTGTACCAGATGGAAATGGGAGAGGAAATGAGTGGCTTTCTGCCTACGGTGGAGAGGGCTAAAGAACTGGTGGCTTTATATGATGCTAAGAGTTTAGATTGCAGGGATTTAGCAGAGAAACAGCGTCGGCTTATTCTGCTTATCGGGGTGAGAAAAGTAGTGGAAACGAATATAGAAATCAATAAAAAGATGTTGAAGTTGAAACCTGTTGTAGATACAGCCTCAGGATTAGCGGACATGTATGATGCTAAGTTGAGGGAATTCGGGGATTTGGATGATAAAATCTCCCGACTGAACAGGGCGGTTGAGGTTGAACGTGTAGTAGATGAAGATCTGGCTACTGCATGTTCCTTTAGTGCAAGGGCGGAGCTTGCTAGGGATGCGTTTATCAAAGACCTGGATACGTGTCCAGCCTGTGGCACAGCCCTTACGCAGGGCATGAAAAAAGACGTTTTGAAAGCCTTGGGAACATGAGGAGGTAATGTGTTTGTCTGTCATATGTGTGGAAAAGAGGCACCAAACCCAGATAAGGAAGTTGAAGAATTTTTTGTGTGTGAGGAATGTCTGGACATCTGCATATCTACACCCTTTGATTTTGTGGTGGATGAACTGCCTAATGAATTAGCGATTACTTGTTGTTCGGCGGGTTTGAAACCATTTTGGTCTGAGGGCGATTGGGATTTAGTTAGGGCGTGGAAAGATTTGGGGTATAAAGCATTGGAGGATGCAAGAGAGTGAGTAATTCTTCAAACATTAAGTCGGTTGATGAACAGGATTTCATCGAGCTAATGGAATTTGTCCGCACCATACTCTATAGCCATCAGGGTTGTTTGGTGGATCTTGAAGGGGGCGATTTTCTTTGTGACCTTGCTCATTTGTATGAAAAAATGACGGGCAGAAAGCCGCCGAAGCTTGTTCCCAAGTATGGCGGTCCGATTTGGCCGCATCAGGAGTAGGAGAAAACGAAATGATTCGCCGAGAACAGTGGAAGAATTTAGATCAGCCGCATAAATATGCCAAGTTTCGACTCCTGACCAAAGTAGGTAAGGTGGTCGTGTCTACTGTCGGGGAGTTTGAGTGGCTGTTGCCTTCCGGGCTTAAAACGTTGTTCCCTTATTTGCATGGTCATGTGTACGAGACGATGGTGTTTAAGGTGGTCTCAAACCCCAGAGCGAAGCAAGTTGAATTTAGTTGTGCTGAGGAATACGATACTGCATGTTATGATACTGCCAAGGACGCAAGGAAAGGGCATTTTGAGATGTGCAAGGAATGGGCAAAAGAGAAAAACCAGGAGAAAGTGAAGTGAAAATACTTTGTACGGGCGACTGGCACTTACGGTCTACGATTCCTGTTAATCGCAAGGATGACTTTCTGGCCGCCCATTTCGATAAGGTTCAGCAGATATACAAGATAGCCAGAGAACATAAGTGCAGGGTAGTCATTCAGCCTGGTGACCTGTTTGATAAGCCGAATCCCCCATATTATCTGACGAACATGTACCTCAACTTTTTGCGTAGCCAGTTGGCGTACAAGATATTCACTATTGCCGTGCCAGGTCAGCATGATCAGCTTTTCCGTCAGAAGGATATGGGCAGGACGGCATGGGGTGTTTTGGACAACGCTGGAGTGATAGTTTCTGCAACCCCCAAATTTACCTTGGAGGGGGTAGAGTTTTATGGTAAAGGGTGGGGGTCAGAGTACCCCAATCCCTCTGTTCCAACTTTCACCTACAATAATCAGGAAATGTTTAAGGTTCTGATAGCCCACGATTCAGTTGGACCTTCGGATTGTGGACTCCCCGATTTCAAAACCATAGGTGAGCTGGCTGAGGACTTTGCATGGTTTGACCTTGTAGTTCTTGGCGATTATCATTATAGGTTTGTTGTTCAGGCTCAGGGGGGCACCATCATAAATCCAGGGTGTATCGTCAGGATGACGGCAGATCAGAGGGATATGGGCAGAGAACCTTCAGTTACGGTATTCGATACGGAGACAAGAGAGATGGAAGAGATTAAGCTGAACGTGTCGCCGGCAGAGGATGTGTTTGATGTAAAACACGATACGCCTCACGATTCGGCGAGTTTGAGGGAATTGATGGATAAGCTGAAGCTTGGGATGGACGCAACTACCAGCTCGTTTCAGGATGTGCTCGATAAAGCTGTCAAGGAGTTGGAAAAGGGTGATGCTGAGTCGAAAGCGGCAGCCAAGGTCATATCGCAAGTTATGTCAAAAGAAAGTTGAAATTGTTGTCGAAGATTGAGGTGCTGCCCGGTATAATGATGTTGTGGAAATAAAAAATTTGAGAGGGGTAAAATGAACAAGAAACTGTTTAAGAGTACTGTCGGGAAGCACGTCCCTGCAACCAACACCGTGAACAGCGAAGGTGCACCGGCTTATGGGTTCAGCCCGAAGCACAACCTCGCACAGTTTGCGGCCACTGGTTGCCTGAACCACACTTTTTACGCCACGGACATTGATCAGCTTACGACTGTGCTCGGTCTTTGCAAGAAAGTGGACTCTGAGTTTATCGCAAAGGTGGCGGTCTACGCCCGCACGAAGAACTTCATGAAAGACATGCCGGCGCTTTTGACCGCAATCCTTGCGGCAGAGCACCCTGAGCTTTTCAAGAAGGTGTTCCCGAAGGTGGTGGATAACGGGAAGATGCTCCGCAACTTCATGCAGACCATCCGTTCCGGCGTGGTTGGGCGAAAGTCGTTTGGCTCTTCCTCGAAGAAGCAGATACGGAAATGGTTTGATAGAAACACCGACGAGAACCTCGTTTGGGCTTCCGTGGGCAATGACCCGTCGATGGCGGACATGATAAAGATGAGCCACCCGAAGCCCTCCACGAAGAGCAGGGAGGCACTCTACGGGTATTTCCTTGGCAAGGAAGTGAACGTCGAGGCTTTGCCTGAGTTGGTGCGGGCGTATGAGGTATTCAAGAAAGACACCACGCTCCCTGTTCCTAACGTGCCTTTCCAGATGCTCACGTCCCTTAACCTCAACACGGATACGTGGACGGAGATCGCCAAGAACGCACCCTGGCACATGACCAGGATGAACCTGAACACGTTCAAGAGGCATGGGGTTTTGGAGAACCCTGATATGGTGAAGATGATTGCCTCCCGCCTCAAGAACCCTGAGCTTATAGCTAAGGCGAAGGTGTTCCCGTATCAGCTTATGACGGCATACAAGTTTGCTCAGGATATGCCGTTCGAGATAACCGAAGCGTTGCAGGACGCTATGGAGATAGCTATCAACAACGTCCCTGCGATTGAGGGCAAGGTATATGTGTGCCTCGACGTTTCCGGTTCGATGAGCGCCCCTGTTACGGGTTACCGTGCGGGGTCAACGTCTGAGGTTCAGTGCGTGGATGTGGCCGCACTTGTGGCCGCCGCAGTCCTTCGCAAGAACCCGAGAGCCGAGGTTATACCTTTCAATCAGGAGGTCGTGACGAGTCTGCTCCATCTCAATACTCGGGACAGCGTTATGACGAATGCCCAAAAGCTTGCCAGCGCAGGCGGAGGCACTAACATCAGTGCGCCGATTAAAATGCTCAACGACAAGAACGCTAAGGGCGATCTCGTGATATTCATCAGCGATAACGAGAGCTGGGTTGATGCCGATATCCCCTACAGAGGCACTGCGATGATGGAAGAGTGGAGCGAGTTTCAGTCGCGTAACCCACAGGCGAAGCTCGTCTGCATAGACCTTACTCCGAATTCCTCGACCCAGGCTTTGGACAGGAATGACATCCTGAATGTCGGAGGGTTCAGCGACGAGGTGTTTAACGTGCTTGCCGCTTTCTCCGCCGGCAATTCTGCGTCTGAGCATTGGGTTAAAGAGATAGAGAGCATCGATCTTTGAAAAATTGTGGGCGGATGCCAACGGGACTACATCCTCTTGTAAAGGACAGATGCTGGTTCGAGTCCAGCCACAGACCTTCGGGTGTGTGTAGTTTAATGGTAAAACGGTTGGTTTGTCTCGTTAATTTTGTCGCCCACATAATATTGTGGGTGGATGCTGACAGGACTACATGGAAAACCGTGTCTTGTTAAACTTTGCCACCCATTTAATTTGTATTGCGGCGAAATGCTTGTCGGGAATACATCACTTGAAATGATTACAGGCTCCACGCCTGACGTTCTCGGCTACCCCTTGTTCGCCGCATTTGACAATCAGATTGTGGCAGGATGCTGCAATGGGACTACATGACGTAGTTCATACTATGGGATTGAAAGGAGCCCGGCAGAGATGTCAGATTTCTTTTCTTCTCATGTGTGGGTTTAACCCACACGGGCGTAAGCCCAACCAGTCTCTTGCGACTTTTGCCTGCCACAGTTTTTTAACCCAAAACAGGAGAGGTGAATGTCTGACATTAACACAATCCGTAAACGCATGAAAGAGTTATCCGAGGCTGTCAGGACGGCTGAGCTGAAAAAGGCTGAGCTTATTGGCCAGCGTGACCGTCTGATGGCAGACCTCAAATCCGAGTTCGGGGTTGATACCATCGAGGAAGCCCAGGCGAAGCTCGAAGAACTCAAGAAGTCGAAGGGAGAAGTGGATTCCAGCCTCGCCGAGATCCTCGCCGAGCTGGAAGAACTGCTGCCTGAGGTAAATTGAAATGCCAAGGATAAAATGCCCTGCGTTGCTTGAGGGTGCAGGGTGGACGAAGGATGCGTATAGGTGTTCACGTTTCAACTACAAAATATTGTCATTGGACGTATCTGACGGTAAACCGGTGCCTTATGTGGAGTGTTCCAGATTTGCGTGTATATCTGATGTGGAGGATACGATGATGAGCGAAGCATGTGGTCTGAGTAGGGAAAGAATCAGGATATCTCTTGACGAAGATACCCTGCAAATTCAGTCCGGCGGTGTGACATACAAATACTCGCTTTCCAAGTGGGCGGCGATGGCTCGTTTGGAAGAGAATAACCAGCAGACAGAAGAGCATTTGAGAATTGCCAGGCGTGAAGTGGATCGTTTGAGAGAGGAGTTGAGCTGGGTGAGCGAGAAACAGAACTCGGAACTTCAGCTTCGGCGGAGCGAGAATGAGAGGCTGATAGCCGAGAACTCGAATCTTCGTGGGATGTTGAAGGTTCAGGAACTCGCCAACATTGAGTTGGTGAAACGGGTGGATGACGCCATAAAATTCAGGAACGGTCTTCCTGATAAGGAAAAGGAGAAGAATTGATGAGTATACCAGAAACTACTGTTGTTGTGATGGACATTACGGTAAATGGGTTGCGGGTGGTCATTAATCAAAAAACGGAATTGAATGAGGAAGCTCAGGAAGCCAAGTATTATACAGTTTTAGGCTTGGTTGAAACGTGGAAGACGGATGCCAAGCCGCCAGAACTTGACTTGGCACTTAAGCATTACGGCAGGTTCGGGAACGTGGACGATGCCAAGATATTCGCCGGCGCTCTGTTAAAGATGCAGGAAGAGAAGAATGCCAAAGCTGATTGATTATTCCCGCAAGCTCGAACACCTGCGGGCTGAACGCCTGAGGCTCGAAAGCGAACACAGGAAGGCGTCCAAGGCTTCTGACCGACTTAAGTTTGAACTTGGAGCCACGAAGAAAGCTCTTGAGGTTGTCCACGCCTCCGTGATCTTCGCCCAGCAGGAGGTCAAATTATTTGTTGAGGAGATAGTGACGTTAGCTCTGGCTTCTGTTTATGGGCAGGATTATTCCTTCGAGATGGTGTATGATATAAAACGCGGACGTTCAGAGGTGCAGTTCTACGTCAAGAAGAATGGCTGCCAGCTTGACCCGAAATCTGAGGTGGGTGGCGGGGTAATGGATGTAGCATCATTTGGTCTTCGTCTCGCTCTCTGGGCGATATCCCGCCCCCGCCCCACCCCTGTGTTTTTATATGATGAACCGACCCGCTTCGTATCAAAGGACTTATCTGAGCAGGTTGCCGACATGATTCGAGAGGTGGCGAAGTCTCTCGAAGTGCAGGTGATTATGATTTCACATGATGAGGTGCTTATTGGTGCGGCTGACAAGGCGTGGCGCGTCGAGCAGAGGAACGGCGTGTCGGAGGTGAAGGAAATATGATCATATACGAGGTTATAACTTGGAAATGTCGTTATCACTTCACCACCCTGAAGGCCGCCAAAGAGTTTTTGAGGAGTATGTATCCGGAACGCAAGTTCGTTATTCGCAAGGATACAATAGCGTTTTCTTGGTGTCCTTGGCAGGAGAGGAGCTATGTGTATACCGTCCTAACTCAGCATACCGAGAGCAAGACGCTCAATTTGATTGAGTGGGCAAGAATCCGCCCGGTTCCCGTACACAAAAGGTTGAAAGGTTCGGTGACGGCGGAGCCTTGGCGTAAAGGCTGTAAATACGACGAGAGGCACGGAAAGGTGAAGATGCTGTGAAAAATCAGAATATCTTTCTCAAAAGCAGCCTGTTGTGGTATATTTACTGATATGACGGTTGTCCGGGTTGAGACCATCCTCTTCTGGTTTCGCCCGGCAACCGCGTCTTAAGAAGAGGGCGTATGGCTAAACGAAAGAAGATCAGTAAGTTAGCAAAGCAAAAAGCTAAAGTTGGTTCTTCTTTCTGGCGGCGTAAAGCGGACAAGGCATGGTCGGAGTTGGTAAGAGGCATAGCTGGCAACAAATGCGAGATCTGTGGCTCAACAGACCATGTTCAAGCCCATCACATCATTGACCGTTCTGTATGGCAGCTTCGTCATTGTGTAATGAACGGAGTATCTCTTTGCCCATCTCACCATAAGTATGATAGGAAGATGTCAGCCCATAAAGGTTCTCTGATGTTTATAGCATGGCTGCAAACTTATAGGGCGACGGATTTGCGTAACTTGATTTCGATTATGGAATCTTTGGTAGCTGTAGTTGAAGTTTTGGGGGACGCAGGTAAACCAGATTACAAAACCGAGTATGAGAATCTGTCTGTAACTTTGCCGAAGGTGAAATAAATAATGGTAAACAAAAATCTGCATGAGGCGGTCACCGAGGCTCTGTGTGATGACGAGACGGTGCTGTTGGCCGATGGTTTCGATGAGGCTTTCATCGGGCTGGGCAGAGGTGCGACCTTGAAGGAGAGGGTCGCCATATACGACTACTCAAAGTGCATCGACATTTTGATGAAAGATGGAATGACGGGAGAAGAGGCTGAGGAGTATTTTGAGTTTAATGTGATCGGTTCTGTTGTTAATAGGTCTATGCCGATTTTTATGGAACGCCTTGATACTTGGGAGGACTAAATGCGGTTGGGTCTGCGGTCGCTTCTGTTTGGCTGTCATCAGTTCATTCTTCATCCTATTTTCGTCTATCGTGCGTGGGTAGCCCTTTATGGGTGGCCGAACTTCGCCGAGACGCTTGCCATCATCTTCCACGATTGGGGGCATGTCTCGTCGAGAAAGATGGACGACGAGTACGGGGAAATGCACCCCGCACGTATCTGGCGGGCGTTTGAGTGGTTAGCCAATAAGTTCCGTTGGTGGAGGTGGATGCGTCATCAGCTTATTTCCGCCGGCACGATATCCGCCAACCATTCACGGTTCTGGTGCCAGAAGATACACGCAAAGCCTTCCAAGCTCTGTTTTGCCGACAAAGCTGTTTTTATCTACCAGCCTTCATGGACGTGGTGTTTATGTGCGTGGTTGTCTGGCGAGGGCAAGGAGTATCTGGCTAACAAGAAGTTTGAGGCTCACGGACCTGACACGCTCAAGAGGTTCTACAAGAACCTGCGGCTGTGGGCGTTTACGTATTGTGGGATAAATCTCGGGGCTGAAATCTTCGTCAAACCTATGCTGGAGGGTAAAGAACGTGGCTAAGGGCAAACTGACAATCGTGGTAGGTGCACAGTTTGGAGGAGAGGGCAAAGGCAACATCACGTCTCATCTGGCTAAAAACCCTAAGGTGTGCGGGGTGGCCGTCCGTGTCGGAGGGACTAATGCCGGGCATACTTCTGTGATTGATGGTACAGCAATCAATGCCCATCAAATACCGGTTCCTTGTTTTGTTCGACCTGACGTTATCGGGGTTATAGGGGCGGGGGGGTTGGTAGATACTGGCGTTCTTCGTTCTGAGATTGAGATGTGCCAGAGGTTGAGAGGTTGGATGCCGACTATCCATATTGACTGGAACGCTACGGTGATTGAGAAGAAGCATCGGGACGCTGAGATTGATCTTAATAACCAGTGGGGGAGCACCTGTTCTGGGACAAGTGCCGCACTTGCTGATAGGGCAATGCGGAGGGCTAAATTGTGGAAAGAGATGCAGGCAACACTTGGAGCAGAATACTCGACCGTGGAGGGTTGCGATACGCCGATTAAGCTTATAGACGCTATTGAGGCCGGGTATCCTGTGCTTCTTGAGGGCACCCAGGGCTTTGGTTTAGGGGTGTCGGATGGTTGCCATTACCCTTATTGCACGTCTAAGAACGTTAGCCCAATGGCATTATTGGCGGACGCTGGGTTGTCGTGGAGGACGCCGTCATCCATTGAGGTGATATTATGTGTTCGATCCTACCCGACTCGGATTGGAGGGAATAGTGGGCATCTTAAAGGTGAAGTTGATTGGGAGTACATGAAACGTGTGACCAACGGGTATGTCCTTCAGGCCGAGCGTTCCACGTTCGCCAACAAGGTTTGCCGTATAGCGATGATTGATTATGAGGATTTGGGCAGGACGGCTGAGATATGTAAACCAACTGCCGTGGCGTTGACCTTCTTTGATTACTGGTATCCTGGGATATCAAACGCAACTTGCCCTCTTAAGCTTACATCGTTTATGAAAGATAAGATTAAAGAGGTTGAGACGGTTGTAGGTTGTCCGGTCAAGTATATTGGGACAGGACCGTCGTCAGTGATGGAGGTGTAAGCCGGCAAATTCGGCATTTTCAAATGTATAAGTATTATGGGCACACATTGTTGATGGTATAGTATATGGGTAAAAAAGTGGCAAAAAAGGTTTATACGAAATGTAAATGCCCGTATTGCCATGCCCAGATTCGGCAGGAAGGTTCGTGGTACAAAAAACATATAGACATGAAGCATGCTGCGGAACTTGTCGGCATTAGTAAAGCTATTGATGTTGCTGATGCCGCAATATCATTGCTTGAGTCTATGGACAACCTCATCTGTAAAATTATGGAGGGGACTAAAACGTTGATGGGGAAGCTGCCGGATAGTCTGCTAAACCAAATAAACGCATCAATTTGTGCATCTCGGGTGGTGACTATTGCAGGCCAACACTTAACCCTTTACTCGTATTTTATTTCCCACAAACAACGGATGGAGCATGCTAAGTATTATTCGGGGCAGGCAATGAGTGATAAGGATGCGTTGAATCAGGCGGAGGCTTTTTCTAGATTGAACAAAAATATTCAAGAATTGTGTGCTATGGCGTCTGACTTGCAGGCGAAGTTGGGGATGCGACAAATAAATGTTCCGGCACTTCAGCAATCAAATAAAATTATAGATTTGACTCCTGAGGATATCCAGGTGGCTGAATTTTTGAAAACTCAATCGTCTCAGGTGTTGGAGAGAGTCCGTAGGAAAGTGTTAAGTGATGGATGAGAACCTGCTGACTGGCAGCGAAGAAGAGAAGATACTCAAAGCTCTCGATTATGTGAGCAAACGCCCAAAATCTGTTCAGCAATTCTTTGACACTGTTGCGGTAGATGGGATATATGAAACTGAGCCTGTGAGCATTGAGCAGTTTGTACGGGATGAATATTATCTTGGCAAATCTGTAGCAAATCTTCATCCGAATTGGGTGCAGGAACTTAAAACGGTATTTGATCGCAATAACCAGAAGCTTATTTGGATTATGTGCTTGGCGGGTGAAACGGTTGTCCCTCTGCTTGACGGCACATACCTGACGATTAAGGAGCTATGGGAACGCTGGCAGGTCGACCCTACGCCATTTAAGGTGTATAGTTCAACCAACAGTGGGCTGATGGTTCCAGGCACGGTGGTTAAAGTTTCTAAGTATCCTGCTACAGCAATATACCGTGCCATTTTGAATGATAATTCATTCTTCAGGGCAACAGGCGATCATGAGATGTTAATGAGCTGGGGGCTTAAAGTTCAACTCCTCGACATCAAGGAAAGCCAGAGGTTGATGGCCTATGTCCGTATACCCAAATTAGATGTTGACATGCTTGACCTGCCTGGAAAAGAATATACGGACAGAACTATCGTCGATATATCCCCAGACGGATTTGAAGAGGTGTATTGTCTTACTGTCCCTGAATGGGGAAATTTTGCTATACATACAGGCGAAGGTGGGGGGGTGATATCTGGGAACACCGGGGCAATCGGTACAGGTAAAACCACAAGCTCAGCCGTCGCCATTGTTTATTTGGTTTATCAGCTTTCGTGCATGAAGGACCCTCAGGCGTATTTCGGGCTACTCCCTGATGCCAAGATTATTTTCGGCATATTTAACGTGACCCTTGATAAGGGTGAGGTTGGGTATGATAAGATAATGTATTACATTGACAATAGTCCGTATTTTCAGAATGATTTTAAGAGATCTATTCCTCCTAAAAATGAGATTGTGTTCCCCCAAAAACGTATTGAGGTGGTGGTAGGTTCGTTGTCCACACATGCGTTGGGGGAGAACATTTATGGGTTTGTGTTAGACGAGGCAAACTTTTTCAAAGGTTCACCAGACCCGGCAGCCAGAACGAGGGCACATCAGATATTCACCGAAGCACAAACTCGTTTAACTTCACGGTTTATGCAGGCTGGCGGAGTAAAGCCTGGGCTTATATGTTTGATATCTTCTCGCAAATTCCACACAAGCTTTCTTGAGGAGCAGGAGAAGCTTGCCACAGGCGGAGGCATTGCTGCTGAGCAGAGGCATGTTACTTCGTTTGCTTTATGGGATGTTAAGCCTACAGATAAGTACTCTGGCAAGAAATTCGGGGTGGTGATTGGGGATGAACGAAAGGATCCTTATATTCTGGAGGAGGACGAGAACCCTCCGCCAGGATATGAGGTTGTAATGTTTCCTGAGGAGTTTAGGGCTGATGCTGAGACTGATGCAAGCTTGGCACTTAGAGATATTGCTGGCGTTGCTACGCATGGTGTCGCGTCGTTTATCCCTAAAGTTGAAATTGTTGAAGGGGCTTTCCGTATGGCTGAAGAGATTGAGCCGTTATACAGAAGCCCCTTTGATGTAGAGATGATAACCGATGTTGGAGTTAAGACCGGTAAGTCGATTACCGAGCATATAGATGAACGCAGGTTGTTTAAGATAGCACATTCGACGTGGTCTCCTATTCTTGCTCCAGGAATAGCGAGAGTGGCGCATATCGACCTTGGAGCTAACAATGACCGTGCGGCTATAGCGATAGGGTACCCCAGAATGATGCAGGGAGGCGTCGGTGTATTTTTTGATTTTATTATATCGTGTTGCGGTCCTTTGGGGGATGAGGTTGACTTCAGCGCCATAATTGGGTTATTTAAGTGGTTGCGTGGGCATGGAATGCAGATTGCGATGATATCTTATGATAGTTGGCAGTCTCGGCATTCGATACAGGAATTAACTAAAGCCGGGTTTAATGCCGTAGTTTTTAGCCCCAAACTGGAGCATTATAAACTTGCACGGACTTTGCTTGCTCATCGGTGTTGTGCTGTGCCGAGAAATTCTATATGGTCAAATGAAATGTGTGCTCTTGTCCGAGATCCTGATGACGTTAAGCCGCCAGACCATCCTCCAAATGGGCATGATGATACGGTGGCGGCATGGGTTGCAGTATGTAATCATTGTTGTCAGGAGAATGTGTACGCCGCGTATTCTCAGAATGATAGAGGGGAACAGATAGCAAGCCCTGTGGTATATATAGGGTCTGGGGGGCGGCAGAATGATGGAGAATACATTCTTCCTCTTCCAGGCTTAACTTCAACATATAGGAGATGACGAAATGGCTTTTCATCTTTTTCCTCGACCCCTGAGACTTCAGGTATATTCGTACTTGAAACGGGAGTTTGGCGGTGTGGATGTTGCACAGGATCCGAAAGGCCCGACGGCTACGGAGTATGGCGGTGTGGTGTCGACTGGCGATACCGACATGGTGTATAGTTATTACCAAAAGCAGATGCAGCTTGCTACCGATAGGCTACAAAAATACCGTGAGTTGGAGCTTATGGACGATGACGATGTCGTATCCGCAGCCCTTGATATTTGGGCAGAGGATTCGTCACAGCCAGATCCTGTGAATGGAAAGAGATTATGGGTAGAAACAGATAATGAGAACCTTCAGGGGATTATTAACGAGACCCTCGATGTAATCGGGCTCGACGACATGATATTGCCGACAGCGCGTGAGCTTGCTCTTTATGGAGATTCTATGAGCGGCGTGTTGCAGGAGCGTCGGGCGGACGGGATGCCTGGCAGGATTGTGGGTCTTGCGGCCATTGACCCTAAATCAATACATCGTGTTGAGGACAAGTATCGGCGGCTTATAGGGTGGACACGAGGCATCCTCCCTATTAATCTTACGAAAGACAAAGCTGGCACGGATATGGCGGCGCCTTGGGAATACTTACATGCCAGGCTTTTGGGCAGAGGGCGAGACCTCAGCTATGGTTATGCAATGATAGCCCCTGCCCGCAGGATGTTTAGGAAGCTCAGGATGATGGAAGATGCTTTGGTTATTTATCGCATGCGCCGTGCTCCTGACCGATGGATATTCAAGTTCAAGAACCTGAAAGGGATGTCGGTAGAAGAGAAGTATCGTGTTGTTAATATGGCACGGACAGAGATGCGTAAACGGATGCTCGTTGACCCTGCAACAGGTCAGGTGAGAAGTGAGATGGACCCGTTGTCCATTGATGAAGACCTCTATCTTGATGATGACCTTATTGCTGTAGAGAAGCTGGCAGGTAATGAACGCATAGGGCATGTAATGGATATTGAGTATATGCGTAAGAGATTCTACGGTTGCTTGAAGATCCCGCCCGATTACCTTGGGTTTGAGGAGGCGAAAGGTGCTTCGTTGACCCAGCAGTCGCCACTCAGCATGCAGGACATTCAGTTTGCTCGTTCTTGTAAACGTATCCAGAAAGCCCTTATGATATTTGCCACCCGTCTTATTAAGGTGGATCTATGCTGGCGGGGGATGGATCCAGAGCTGGAGCAGAATCAGTTTGTGGTTAAGATGGCCCCGGTATCTTATCTTGATGAGATGAACCGTTCAAAGATGTTGGAGACCCAGGTGGCGGCACTTAATCAGCTTAAAGATATTTGTGGTGAGCTGGATGTTGAAAAATCGCAATGGTTGTCGTATGCTAGAAAGATGATAGGTCTTGCTCCTGAGTTGGAGAAGATGGTCAGCGCCGGTCCCGAAGTGGATCTGAAGGGTAAAATGGATATTGTGGACAATTATCGCTCGGTGCTTCCTAGCGCGTTGGTTAAGAACGACGGGCTTTTACCCGTCGTAGATGTTGGTAGTGGTGATGTGCTGAACGAGTCTGTGCAGAAAGTTCTTGTGGATTCACTTTTCATGGATGGAGAGGACGCTGAAGTGTTCGACCACAGTACACTTGAGTGGAAAAAGGATGTGGATATAGTTGGTTAGGAGGTGACTTATGCTGCCTGATATGTTGACGGAAGATATGCCGAGCAGTGGGGACAAAGAATGTGATCATAAGTGGAAGGAAGTTAAGGACGCCACAATCGCAGAGGGTCAGGTGCTGCTTGTCTGCGATAAATGCTCGGCATCAAAGCTTGTCGAGAAGCCGAAGATTAAAGAGTCTAAGGGAGACGGTAAACTTTTGTTGGGGTAGTTCATGCTTAAGCCTGGGAGCTATTCTACTCCTGTGGGTGACCTTCTAGTTACTTGCAGTATGGGACAGACCACAATACGTTTTTTGGGTGTAACACCAAGCCCCTTCTGGGTTTTTGACGAGGACGGTAAGTATGTGTCGTTTGGCGTGTATTTAGACCGTCCGCCGTCTAAGCAGGGGTTGATACCCAAAGAGGTAGAAAATAAACTAAAATCTGGCGAAGATTAATTACTCACCCGGTATAATGTATGTGTGAGAGTTAATTGAGAGTTAATTGAGAGGTTGAGATGAGAGTCCTTGATTTTGCTTGTGGTATATTCGTAAGCGGTTTGGCGTTTGCCGGTATCCTTTGGGTATTAGATTTCGCTAGGAAACTTAAGGCCTCTAAATCCCGCAAAGTAGCTTTGACTTTGCCAGTTTCGGGCAATGCTAACTATAGGGATATTGAGAGAGAGAACGAAGAAAAGGAACAGAATCTCAGAGACTTTTTTGCTGGCGAGGCGTTCCAGAAATTGTGCAGCACCCTCCCTCAGCCCACTAATAAGATGAACGATATGGCAAATACATGCTATAAGTGGGCTGATGTTATGGTGAAGCATAGACTTGCGGATATCCGTAAACGATATGCAGATAAGATGAACGATATGGCAAAAAAGGTTAGAAGGGGATAAACAATTTAAGGAGGTTTTCAAATGATTCATAAACAAAAAGTAGGGAATGGCCAGTGGGTAAAGACACGGAAGTGCGGTGTTTGTGAGAAAAAAATGTCAATCAAGAAGTTCCACAAATATAATTTGGGGACATACTCCAAGATTTGTGAGGATTGTAAACGGTATACGGCGGCTGTACCGTCGATTCTAGAGAATAAGAAAGATACCATAACCGCCGATTTTGATTTGTCAGGCGTTAAGGAGATCCTTTCTTTACTGCAAAAGCTGAGTCAGGAGAGGGTGGCACTTCTTCACAAGCTGCACACCGAGATGTCCTCAGTCGTCAAAGGTGCTTGTCGAATAGAACGGGAAAGGGATTCAGGTTCAAGTGCATCCTCAGGGAAGAAGATCAATGTCCTCAAGGGTTAAACAACCTTTTCGTCGTGTTATGGTGCTCAGGGAGAATCAGAGTAGCACCATTTTGTATGCAGGTTTTCTGACACGCGAGGACGATGAATATTATTTTTTGACACCATGTATTCGGCGGTGGCGTGAGGCCAAGCATTGGGAAGACCATCATACCTTTCGTATCTCGAAGCAGGGTGTTACACTGACCTGTTTAAGGGCGGTGAAATATAAATCTGCCGTTAAGAAGCGGCCAATTAGGAGGAAGAAGTGATGTTGTTTGATGTTGCAATCGTGAAGGTCCCGACCCAGAAGGAAGCTGAGGAAGGAAAGATGGAGGAGCTGGTGGTTCCTCCGACAACGGTGGTTGCGGTGGACGAAGCCTCGGCAACTATCAATGTGGCGGTAGCCAACGCCGACAAGCTGGCCAGTGTGCCGAAGGAGCGCCTGACGGTCTACGTCCGCCCTTTTTGCGTACCAAAGCGGTAGAGGTCGACGACGACGAGGAGGTTTACACAAAGAAGCTGGCTCCGAAGATCGCCAAGAGGCTTCCAGACCCGCTTGATTCCGCTAAGTGGCCTCCGATTCCGAAACCTTGGACCCAGCCTTACGTTCAGCCTCTGTGGATAGGGACGGACGCTAAGCCCGGTCAGGTATACTGCGGGCAGGCGGTGGCTGGCATTGTGGCTACGCTGGCTTCGATTGAGCAGAAGGTGTTCCCCACCAAAGAGGTGGGTTCGTAGTTCTTTGACATTGCCGGGTCGAGGGTTTCTAGTCCCGATGAACAATCTAGTCAGACAGGCATCTCGCTTTTGATGGGCGAGGTTAGTTGAGAGGATCCCGCCAAGGCTGTAAGATTGACCGACCTGGTTGCTGCGGGGTGGGGCAGTGGACGCCCACGAGGTTCATAACCTCGAATACGCAGGTTCGATTCCTGCCCCCGCTACCATTTGACAGGTGGTTGGAAAACCGAAGCTTCTTGTACAGGAAGTCAGGTTGTAGGCGAAGGATACCGAGTAACCCATGACGTGAAAGGTGCCTGAGCCGTCTCCTAGCTGTTGGACGAAAGGGATGACCGAGCCGTCCATAATGCCGTCATCAGCTACCTGTCTTTGTTATTTGACATTAGGGACGGATGACTCGGTGAGATCACACTAACCCGGGTGCTACCCTAACCAAGCGAAGGTGTGATAACCTTGGTATGGCTCCGTCCTATTAAACCTCGCTGGGTGGTGGAAGCATCGTCTTCCCCAACGGTGTCCCTGTAACCCATCACCCAGCACCCTTTTGAAACTAAAATTATGTCGAAGATTACGTTGCTGTCCGGTATAGTGAATACATAGAGGTTTTTGGAGAAGAGGAATGATAGAGCCTACCTTAAAGATTTGCATCTTGAATGTTATCAGCAGTATTTTGATTTTCGGAATAGGGTTTTTCTATGGCAGGTATGTGTACAAACAGAAGAACGAGCACACCTGCCATATGCATACCAAAGACCGTGTGGGTCTTGGAAGTTCGGACGAATATTAAGGAGAATTGGAGGAAGTGGGAATGAAACGTACACAGTGTGAACGTTGCAAGAGAGAAGTGAAGGGGCAGACTTTGTGTGATTGGTGCTCGAATGACCAGGACAATGTCTGCAAATTGAGGGAGGCTAGAGCCAAACTCAGAGGGCTTGAGGATTTTGTTGAGGCAAAGAACGCACGTATTGCTTTCCTCGAAGGCAAGCTCAAGATGCAGGAGATTGAGCAGACCGACGATTTGGTCGAGGTTCAATCTTTGTCGGAAGGTTGGCGTGATGCGTCCAAGAGATGGCTCGATACTGTCGAAACTTTGGCCGAAAGGTTGAGGGATCTCAGGCAGAAGAACGAGGTGCTCGATTCTGTAAAGGAAGAACTGGAGGGGAAAATTAAAGAACTTAGCCCCCCAAATTGCATACCTGAGGATCCTTTGCCTCAGCACTTAAAGGATTTGCGGATTTTGCAGGAGAGGGTGTGTTATTTGGAGCAGAGGGTGGAGATTTTAGAAATACCTCGAACATTTGGAGGCTGATTTGGGCACCCTCGGTATTACGAAGCCTGGCGATTAAATTTTTGGAGATGCGAGATGAGTAAGTGGGAACCCCCTAAAGAGCCAAAATTGCCTGAACCCAAAGGGGATGCAAGTGCGTTTTGTATACCCCCGCAGATTATTAATCCAGAGTCGCAGAAAAACTGCAAGCATGAATGGCAGCCCTATCCGTGGGCTAATGTGTATTGTACACGTTGCTGGATACGTAAAGATGTATGGATGGCGAGTCAAAAGGAAGGTGCAGATCAATTAACAGAGGACGTATCTTAAAACTGGAGGACGAGAGATGATTATTCGCTTTAGTTGGGAAGTGTATGTGGCGGTTTTGGTGGCAATGTTCTTGTGGAAGAATTGGCGGCAGATGAAAGGAAGTGAGTGATGTTGCTTTCTATTGCTTGTGTATTCACATTTCTTTTTTTTGCAGCATTGTGCCATTTCTCTTTTTTACATGCGGTGAATCGTGAGCCATAAATTCACAGTCGAAATCGAACTAAAGGACGCCAGATACTGTGAATGGTGTCCTTATTTGGGGCATTGGAGATGCAAGAGATTTAATGT